CAGAGGAGAAAGTATTAAATCCACCTGAAGCACTAAATATATTTTGACTGATACTACCCATCTGTCCCCATTGATTTGCTTGAGCAATATGACTTTGTGAAGAAGATAGAAAATCTGCTGCACTTTGATTTAAATCACTTATACGTCCCGCTGCTGAAATAGCTCCAAGATTACTCCCGATATTACCTCCTAGAGTAGTAGAAAGGTCTCCTGTGGCTCCAATACTACCTGAGCTACCTGTTACCCCTGTATTATCACTAGATTGTAATACACGCGCCCTACGTGCTCTTTCATCCCGTATTTGTTGTCTTCGTTCCTGAGCAGCTTGAGCAGATTGTTGTGCTTTCTGTTCATCTCGTGCTTTACGTTGTTCATCCTCAGAATTCCTACGATCAGCAGCAGCACTCTTTTGTGCTTGTTGTAGCTGAAATTCCCATAATCACCCTTTGATATATTTAGTAAATATATTCTCACTATGATGGAAGGAATTCTTTACTAGAATTTTCTCTATAGCGGGTTTATATGGTTTAGTATGATAAGATAAAACTGATACACCTAATGTTTTACTCAATGTCTCAGTCTCTTTAATAAGGACTAAACCAATACGCGAGTTTCGATACTCTTCCTTTAAAAAGATCACATCCACATAGGCAAATATATCATTCATATAATGTAAATGTGGTTGTACAAAGATTACTGAATATCCAATTAATTCCCCATCTTCTGTATATGCTACAATATTATGTAGGATACCCATTTGTTGTAATTGTTTATATTTTGGTATATCAGGTGTTAATTTGATTTTATCCTTATTACCAGCTAATTCTTCCCAATGTTTTTGTAAAGCATCTTGAGATTTTTCAAAGAAATCTTCAACTGGTACATCTATTTGTAAATTATATTTCATGCTAAATTATTTCCTGTTATTGATAGATTCCAACCAAGAATACGACAGTCCTTCTTTGGTTCAGTCTCAAAGTGCAGAGATAAAGCTTTTCCTCTTCCACGTAACTTATTCTTTGTAACTACTGTTTCAAATCCATTATCAAATGGATCATTAATATCAGTTATGAAATATGGTCGTTTATACCTATAAACTTGAAATGGATTACTCCATTTCTTTGAATTAATTGAATTAGCCCAATCCCATTGTGATCGTACTAAACAACTAGATTGTCTTGTGGGAATGAGTTCTCCACCTATATCTTCAACACCATCTTCTGTTCGTAACATGTGTACAACTAAATAAGGAGTTTGTTTAGCAATAGAAGAATCAGAGGCAGTAGTTTGTCCAGTTAATACGAATGCCTTAGCATCCACACCAACACCATTCAATGTTACCCAATCAGTAAATGTAGTATCCATATATTGAGCAAATGTAAATCCAACATGAGTACTAACCATACCTGTTAAAACAATATATTTTATTGATTGAATACCAGAAGTTCGTTGTATTGCACTCACAATAACTGAATCACCATTAACAACTACCGTATTAATTCCTACAACAATAGATGAAGATGCTACTCCTGAAAGAAATGAAGCAGTCTGTATATAACCAATAATATCAGGAGTGTTACTTGATAAAGGATAAAATCTAGTTTTTGAAAATGATCCGATGCTAATATCAATTACTAACTCCACAACTTCATTGAAATTTGATCTATCGGTATCTTGATTATACATCCACCTAATTTTTTTATCAAATTGATCATAGACACCAACACAATTACGTTTATCACTATCCTCAATATTATCATATAATGTCTGTATGGTTTTTTCACTGATATTATTTACTAACCAGTCACCATATTGATTACGTGCTAATAAGAATATACCTTCTGGCCCCCAAAAATAAACTTGATCATTTACTGTGATGATTGATTTATTATTAAAACAACCAAAAGCACTAATCTTTTTAATAGAGTAATTAGTAGCAGTAAAACCATAATCACTACCACCTTGTAATGACCATACACCATTATCAGCAAAGATAAATAAACTAGATGCTAATGTTACCATTCCATATATTTGTTTAGCTCCTGATACTCTTATGAATCCACCATCAGTATCAATTACTGCTGAATTCTCACGTGTAGTAGGATCACCATCTTGATAACATTTAATGATACTTGTTTTATTTTTTACTAATTGAGAAAATAAAATATAACTGGATAATATAGGGGAATTAGAATCACCATCTATAAGATCACCTTTAAATCCACTATAGAATACTCTACCAGCAAAGTCGGTTACTAAGGAACATCCACCATTAGTTGTATCTATTGGTAAAGAAATGATTGTTTGAGTTAATTGTGGAAATTTAGTCTTATTACTATCAAATTCAGTTTTACGAGAAGTTCCTCTTTTGAGAGCATCAATGATAAAATAACCTTTTGCTGCTTGGTTATCAAGTCCTAATTGTTCTGAATAAAGGGATGGATATAATCTTTCATAAGGTGATCCACCAGTTACAGGAGTAAATTGTAATCCTGTATAAACTACTTCTATATTTGATGGATAAACACCATATTCACTTAGAAATACAGATATAGGATCAGTTAAAGTACCAGAACTATTCTTTCTTGGAACTCCCCATCCTTGATTAAAAAGATTATAAATATGTGCATCTGTACGTACTGAAGGTCTCTTATTAATGTCATTAATATCATTACCCGGAAGACCCCATAAATCTCTGACAAGTAATGAATCATAAGTTAGGGATAATACACTCCCTTCATAGGATATAATTCCTATTTTATCATTACCAGTTGCTACAATAAGATAACCATCAATAGAAGCAAATGTTATATTACTATCTAGACTAACACCTGATAATGTAACAGTTCCAATAAATCCATCTCTTGAAATATTGCTTTTAGCTACATCAAAAATATGTATCTTATTACCAAATTGAATTACAGAAAATTCATTAGTAGCAATATTACCAGCATTCAACCATTTAAATGAAGAGGAAGAAGCAGTTAAAAATTCTGATTGTGTAAGACCAGAATCTCTAATCACATAATCAAGTTCAACATCAAGACCTAAACGCCTATCTCGTGATCCATTTTTATTTAATTCATAGTTCTCTTCATCTCTACTAGCATCAGCAGGAGTATTAAGAGGACTTGTCTCTGTGATAATTCCCTTAACAAAGGAATTAATCTCAGCTTTAGTTACTGGCTTTACCATTCTTTAATTCCTTCTGTGAAAGATAAGAATCAATAGTCTCTTTAGCAATCCCAATTGAAGTAAATAAAGAATCGAGAACATTAGGGATTTTACCACCTTGCCCTGCTGTTGCTACATTATATAAAGTAGGAGAATCTACTGATGGTTTAATTATGTAATTTTTGTATTCCATTATTTGTTGCCTTTTCTTCCGTAATTATCGTATCTAATACCACCCTTAGCTTTCCAAGCCTTACGTGATAACCAACGTTGTTGTCGAGATGCTTTCTGTTCTGCTTTGGGATTCGCCATTTGTTTAAGAGTTAAGAATGCTACACTTTTAGCTTCTTCAATCAAAAGAGGAAAAGCTTCTGCTGGCATATCTGGAATAACATCATCATCTAATATAAATTCATTTTGTAAATAACAAACAATCTGTGTTTTACTTTGAAGTAGAGTATCACTTTTATTCTTATCATATGAATCACATACCATCCACACATCATTAAAACTTGTCCAGTATGTAGGTGCTATATTGTTAATAATTAATAATTCTGTTCCATTGAAATCCGTTATAACATCTACATCACTTTTAGTATTATCTCGTACTTGAATTAGGTGTAAGAATTCATCTGGATAAAGATATGTTACATCTTGATAGAGTAATCTAGGATCAGTATCTTTAGATTTTTCATATTTGAATAAAATTAATTCCTTTACATTCTCAGGAATTTGTAAGTAGTTAGGTTTAGTTAAATCATTAGAAGCATTTAATTGCATAACCCTTTTCTGATGAGGCCAATTACGATTAGTAGAAAGTTCATCATAACAACTTTGTAGAATTAAAGCAACTTGAGACGATTCTACTGTATCATTAATAGAATTTACTTCATCACTATCTAATTCATTTAAGATGGATTGAACCATTTGTAATACAGTTTTCTTTCCCATATTAACTCACTAAATGACATGTAATATTAGCATCACGAATCAATAGATTACCAGTAACATCACTAGCAATATAATGTTGAAGATAATCACCAGCATTAAGACCAACTAATCCAGTAGCAATTAATTGTGATTCAGCATTAACTACACCAGATTTAACAATTGGTTTTCTACTACCATATGCACTACCATTAATCCGAAATCTCATAGAAATTCTAGCTGTTGAAGATGGGAATGCAGCTATATCTAAGTATGCTACTAAAAGATATATACCAGTTTCGGATATTGTAATTTTATCAGTAGCGAAAGTAATACCACTAAGATTCTCTCCAGCCCAAGGAAAACTAGCCCCAGTCATTAAAGTAAATTGAGATGCTGTATTAAAAGTGGTATCTGCTACAGCAGTCATAGCTTGTACCACAGCATTATTTGTAATAGTCATAGCACCAAAAGAAGTTGCTATTTTAAATTTAAATCCATTACCCCCATCAGATACTATCTGTTTATTAGCAACTCCACTATCCCCTGCAACTCCTTGCAAATCAGTAGATAGAGTTTTACGCCAAGTTCCTGAACCTGAACCATTTGCTACATATTTGGTATTTATACCAGCAATTGCTACACCTTTAGGTTCATGTATATTAGGATCAGTAATTACTACGTGTTCAACTGTCATTATTGAATTCCAAAATAAAAAAAGGAGAGGAAGCTCTTTTGAAGCTGCCTCCCCTTATTGTATTACACCTTAGTCATATTTGTGTAAGTAATTAACAAAGTACCTTTACCCACAGTTGGATCAACAACTGGAGTAGTACCCGTTAGTGCAAATGCCAACTTACTCGCTGCCGTCAAACCAGTAGTAGAGGCAATAGCCATTGTACCAGCACCAGTAGCAGTAACTTCCTTAGTACCAATTACTCCCAACTCAGCTCCACTAATAGTAATAAAATTAGTACCAACAGAACCATTCAACCCAATTGAAAGAGCGGGAGTAGTACCTGTAACAGTAAAAGCTTCATCAATACGAAGCTTAAAACTATCAATATTAGCACCCTTCGGTAAAACTACCGGAGGAATAAAACCAGCAATCGCATCTGCAATACTTTGACCAGTCAAATCAATACGCAAGTAAAACGTAGTATTTTCACCATGTTCAGTACCTACTGTACCACCAGTACCACGAACACCATATTGATTAAATACACCAAGACCAGTATTATTATCGTAACCCATATATTATCTCCTTAGACGTTAGTAGCTGAAGTGATGTAGATACCAAGAGTATCCTTACGCTGACCACCAAAGCCCCAACGAGCAGAGGTAACGAATTCATCACGACGAAGGTCTTTATTACGCTCACCTTCAACACGAGGCATACGACGCCATGCAGCCATAACAGGTTTCGTATTATCATCAGCAACACACATAAACACATTAGCAACTGCACCAGTTACTGACGTAGTACCATCACTAAACGAACCCTTAGCAAGACGATTAGACGAAATGATATTCCAACCATACAGATTCATCAAGAATTGGTGATCACGATCAAAACCACTCTCAAGAATACGTTGTGCAAATGGAGTGACATCCCGACCAATACTAACTAAACCATCCAATGTGGCAGCAGTAACAGGATCAACAATTGCTACACGACCTGATGTAGGAACATTAGCCTTATCAAAAGCCAATTTCATTTTAATCAAATCAGACAATTGCAGAACATTGTTAGCAGCAGTTGAAGCAATACGGTGAGCAAAACCATTTACCAAATTAGCATTGGCATTAGTTTGCAAGCTATTACACTTAGCCAAGAAACGGGATTCAAACGTCTCTTGAATAGCACGAGTCGATTCACTAGAACGACCAGCCATAAGAGCTTCTACTTGAGCACCATCTTCACGAAGTTCATCAGTAACATACCAAGCATCACCGACATAATCAGTAATCTGCATGGTGATCGTACCAGATTCAATCGGACTATATTCAAATGGAACTTCTTCAGCACCATCTTGAATAGTCACAGAACCAATAGTCTTGATATTGAGATTAGTACCAGAACCAAAATCACTTACATTACGGAAGAAATTACCGGGAAGCATACCATCATGCAAATTCCGAAGAATAAATGCACTGTACTGTTCAGCTTCAATGAAGGCAGTACTATTTGCTCGATTTTGAGCCATATATTATTATTTCCTTTATTAGTTAAGATTTACCAAAGAACTTAAAATAAGCTTTTGGATCAGTTAAATCATAAGTGGATAAACCTTGTTCATGAAGTTCATCAACGAGTTTAATAGAATTCTTACGTTCTTCATTAAGCTCTTCAGTCGAAGCTCCAAGAATAACAGGTTTCTTATTCCTACCTACGAATGATTCGTTTTGTGGTTGATACCCTGCTGTGTTGAGACTAGGGGATGTCGAAAGCGATTGAGAACCTTTCGATACTTGTTTATTCTCAATACCTAGAATCTTAAACACAGCTGGGGGACTTTTAGCAGCGAGAGTATTCATCTCTTCAATGCTCATACCTAGTTCTTTTGCTTTTGAATAGAAATTCATTTCAGCGTCTTTACCATAGACTATCTGAAGTTGTGACACCACAGTATTAAGATTAGCCTTTTGTGTGGCTTCATTCTCTTTACGAGAGAGTGTCTGTGAAACTAGATTTGCTACATCATCTGCACTAAGACCGTTTGAATGTTGTGTATTCTGTTGTGTCTGTGTAGATGTAAGCCTAGTAACAGTATCTTCTACTGTCTTAAGACGTTCCACTTCTTTCTTCATATTAGCTAATTCTAACCCAAGTTGCTCGTTTTCAGTACGAAGCTGAGGAATGAATTCTTGAGAATGCTTTAATGCGTCAAGAGCTGTCTGTACGTCTTTATATTTAGGCTCACCACGTTCGTTCTTGATTGATCCTAACAGGTCAGTAAAGGAAGTATCTGAACTATTTGTTTGTGTTACATTCAAATCAGTTGTCTGATTCGTATTAAAAATGTTTGTATCTGGCATTGGTATGCTTTTAATCCTATAAATATTTATATACTAATTAACTACTAATACTATTATATACTTCTAATTTTAGAAATATACTACAAACTTTATAAAATAATATTAATTATCTCTTCTAAAGCTCGTTCATAACCACAAATATCAGCTTGTTTAAAAGCCCAATTATTTGTCTCATATCCTTCTTTACTAATACTTTCTTTACGTGCTAAAAGAATTTTCTCTTTAAGAATGTAAGATAATCTTTCTCTTACATCTGCACATGCTAAGAAGGATTTTCTAATTTCCTCCTTCTTAGCTGGGCTTAAGCCCTTAGTCCAACTAACTCTCATATTATCCCATTGGCTGTACAGGAGTGGATTGTTCTACCTGTAAATCTTCTTGTGCTTGTCCAAGAAGTCGTTGAGTTTCTTGTTGTTCAAAAATAGCGATATTAGGACTAAATAATTGATAACGTTGAAGTCCCATTACATCTTCTACAAGTTTAGCAAGATTCTTAGCAGAAGTATGAGGAGCTAATATTTGTGCCATTGGCCCATTCATAATACCTTGTAGATTCTGCATCAACTGTGCTTGAGCAGCGAAGTGTCTAGCTCCAATAGGACGTAATTTACCAGAAGCAATAATATCTTCTTTAGTAATTTCAATAAATTGTTGAACACCAATATCATCATTCATAATACGAACAACATCACCACTATCCATATTTCTACGTGCTACTTCTAACATAGCATTAAGAGTAGGTTCTAATCCTTCAATTTCAAATGTAGTAATCTTTTCTTGAAATATACGACCACCAGCATTCTGTAATTGTTGAACTTCAAATGCTGTCTTCTCTCCAGGAGTACGAATCCCCATAGCTTCAGAAGGAGCACCAGCAAACTGTTCCATGAGAGTAAGAAGATATTGGATTTCATTATTAGCTTGAATAACCCATTGAGCATTCTTACCAAGTTCAGTAATATTACCACCTTCATCAAGATGAATTTCTCCAAATGGTTTATATTCAAACTCTTCTACTTCACCAGAAATAACTAAAGGAGGAGCTACAGCTAAATCCATAGCATCAGCTTTAAGATTTTCTAAGTGATCTACACGATATTGTAATCCTACAAGATTATCTAGTGGTCCCATTGCCCAAAGATTATCAGGACGCATACGCCATCCAACATGATAAATTGGAGCATGTCCAAGCCATGAAGGAATCTTACTTTTACGAATAACCCATGCACGATCTATAACAGTGATGACAACATTCTGTTCAAGTTCTTTAGTAGTTTGATTATAAATATCACCAAAGAATTCTAATATTTCTACACATCCACTTTGTAGATATTCATTGTAGTTACCAAAACCATCAATTAAAAATCCTTCAGATTTATCTAAATCATCAATACCATAGGAGTTAGCATAAGATAAAACTTCCTGACGATTCTTAATTGCTTTATATAAATAAGCATTATCAGGTTCATCTTTAGCCATTCCTATTAATTCACCAACAGTTTTAAGACTACGTACAATCTTATAACTCTCTTTGAATGTAGAAGCAATAGGATTAAATACAATATCTAATGGAGAAATACGACGAGCTACTGGCCCAATATAATCAATATTCTTAGTACCGTCATCATTTTCACGATAAGCAGATATAAAATCTACAGTGATAAAAGAATTACCATAATCAATATAATCATAGAGAATCTTACTCATTTCTGTTCTGAAATGACTTTCCCTAGTTTTATTCGACATATATGCTTCAATAGCAACTACTTTATCTTTAAAAGCATCTTCCTTTGTATAAGCTTCCCATTTAAGCCATTCATCATTAGGAAAAAGTGCTGAAAGATAATTAGAATGTAGATTATCACGAATCTGACAAAGTTTAGGTAGTGTAGTACTATTCTTCCAAGGAAGACTATTGTTTGTAGTTTTAGTAGTATCAGTAGCAAATATATAATTACGTAATTCTTTCCATTCAGCAATCTTAGGGAATCGTTGTGAATTATAATTATCCCATGTCATTGCTACAAACTTAGCTTCAGCATCTCTACCAAAAAGCTGATTAATTTCTAGTGCCTTACGGCTCATATTATCCCCTAAATGCTAGTCCGCCAAAGCGACTATTAAATTGAACTACATTCTTATAATTATCATCTGAATTCCTAGATGATTTTGGTTTAACAGCAATCTCAACAACAGATGCTAGACAATCTTTTACGTCATCATGTGGAGGTTTAGAAAGAATCAGTTCTTCTTCTAATACATCAATATATCCCCCTTTAAAATGCCATATATCTTGATTCTCATATCTGTGTTCTAAAGCTGCTGCTATACGTTCTTCTTTTGTTCCTTCATTACGAGTAGGACGATGTTCATCAATAGACAATCTTAATCCTTCTAAACGAAGTCGATCTTTGAGATCACCAACAATAATCTGTTGTGCTACTGTAACTTCAGCTCTAAGTTTTCTGAATTCCCATTTAATAAGAAGAGATTTAATATGTTCAAAATACTCATTAATCTTATCAGATTTGAATCTATCAATATCTAAGAGATAAATATACCCTTCAGAATCTATACCTATAACAACAATAGCCGTAAAGTCACTTTTCTTATGTAGCGAAAATGCGAAGTCGATACCAGCATATACGTTTAGTTTTTTATTCTTGAAGTGCCATCCACCATCTTTTAATTGAAGATATTTCTTATCATAGTATTGAAATCTATCTCTATTAATTCGATTTGATCCCGGATCATTAGGATTATTATAATACTGTGCATAGAATTGAATCTTATCTGAGTATTCAGCTCTAATACGTGCGAGAACATTGTTATCGAATCCAAACTGTTTTCCATCAGAACGTATTGCTTTAGGCCAAACAAATACACCATCTATCTCAACGACAAATTCTTTAATATCCCAAACTGGCTTACGATCTACTACTTCATTCTCTTCATTATAAATATCATACTCTTGTAATTTCCATACGGCGTAAATATCATTAGGATGGTAACGAGTACCACAGGCCATAGTAAATCCACCAGAGTTACGAATAGAAGTAAATTGAGAAGATTTTCTACTTACATTCTCACGTCCTTCTTCCGTATAAGCATTTTCAGGAACTACTAAGTCATCTGCCACTACTATATCAGCATGCCATCCAGTAGTATTAGTAGTAAGACCTGCTGTAGCAATAGTAGCATCACGAATACCCTCTATCTTACGTTGTTTATGATCAATACAAAGTTTCTCTACACTCCATTTTTCCCGAAGTCCTTCTTGAGGATTTATATATTCAGGAAAGTAACGACGATAAACATTAGAGCCTAAAATATTCTTAATTGCATAAAGTTGTGTCTGTGCTAATTCTGCTGTAGCTGATACATATAACATTGTTATTTCTGGATGACGAGAAATCATCCATGCACACCAAG